TCAGAGCCCGCGCCGTCCCCGTCCGACGGCGCGGGCCACCATCGCAGAGACCTGCGATTCGGACCGCCTGAAACTTTCCACATCTTTCGCGATGACCGTGACCTGCACCGGCGGGGCATTTGCCCCCGCCTGTTGCGCCTGAACGCCCAGGCGTCCATCCGCGCCCCGGCTGAGCGGCAGGATCGCTTCCGCGCCCGCTTCGCCCATCACGCCCAATCCCCCGTCCAGCGGAAAATAGCTCGGCGCAGCCACCACGCCGCCCTTGGCAAAGGGCACCGGCAGGCTTTGCACCAGCGACGACGCTCCGCGCGCGCCCTGTCCGGCCAGACCGGAAAAGAGCCCGTCGAAGAACGATCCCGCCGCGTTTTCCAGCGGTGCGAGCGACCGCGTCAACAGCCGTGAAGACAGCGACAGCGCCATCTGCCTGAACACGGTGTCCAGCTCCTTGCCCTGAACCACGGCGGCCTTGAGCCCGTGTGTCAGCGTACCGGAAAAGGCCCGCGCGGAGCGGTTGATCTCCTCCATCTGCCGCTGCAGCGGTTCAAGATCGGGTCCGCTCCACCGCTCAGTTTCTTGCCAGTCCATCTTCCCCCTCCCCGTTTTCTGCCGCCTGGTCGTCCCGGTCGGGGGCAGCCTGCATCAGATCTGTCAGAACCGACCGGGGCATGCTGCCGCCCTGGTCCGGCGGCACCAGGGCCGCCTGGATTTCGCGCGGCGTTGCGGACCAGAAATCCTGCGGCCGCCAGCCGAACCCGGCCATCATCCGGTGCATCAGGGCGCGCCAGGGAAAGGCTTGACGTAGCCCTCCGCAAAAGGGGCCGTTTCCTCCGGCCCTCCCGAGCCGGACACGGTTGGGGCCGTGTCCACCACCGGCTCATCGTCCGGGCCGCCGAAGGTGACCTTCAAAAGATCGGCCGTGATCGCGGCAAACCCGGCGGCCCCCGCCGGGGTGCACATGGCGGCCACCTGTTCGTTGCTGACTTCGTTGCCGGCCCCGCGCAGGCCCGCGCCCAGGATGCGGATCATGTCGGTGGCGGACAGCCGCCCCTTGGAAAACCGGTCGACGAGCGCGGGCAGGTCCGAACAGGCAAACGCGTCCTCCAGCTCCGCCAGGGCGCCCAGTGTCAGCACAAGGGTCCAGTTGCGGCCATCAAGGACCGCCTCGATTTCTCCGCGCAGGCGATTGGCCATGCGATCTCCTCCATGTCCTGTGGTGCGGTGCTTCAAACCGCGGTGAAGGTCAGCGCCCCGGCCGATTCCAGGGCAAGTTCGTAGGTCACTTCGCCGTCGTGGCGGCCCGCGTATTCCAGAGCGGTCACCTGGAAGTCGCCCTCGATGATCCCGAAATCGGGAATGACCGCCTGCCACGGGCGGATCAGGCCGTCGAAGAACAGGCTGCGCACGGCCGCATCGCTGGCCGCATCCTTGAACAGGCCGGACCCGGACAGGCTGGCCGAGCGCGTGCCCGCCGCCTCCAGGATCTCGCGCCAGCGCCCGGGACTGTCCGAGGTGGTGACGTCGACTGATCCGGCATTGAGTGAAATGCGCCGGGCGCGCAGTCCGGCGACGGAGGAAAAGGTGCCCGACCGGGCAGCGTCGAGTTTCAGCAGCAGGTCGCGGCCGCGTTGTGCGCCCATGGCAAGATCTCCTGATCTGGTGTCCTGGCAGGTCAGCCCGCCGGTTCGGTGACGGCGCGCAGGTTGAGGGCGGCCTGATAGCCCCGCCCGTCGCGCAGCCGCCTTGAGGCGACCGAGGTCACGGTCAGGTTCACAAGCCGGTGCCCGGTGATCGTGACCGGGCCATGGAGCAGGGTTTCCGCCGCCCGCCCGGCCGCTTCCACGGCAAGATCCCGGCTGGCGTTACGGGTGAACACGCTCAGCGTCAGGTCGTGGACGAACCCGTCCTGCGGATCCGCCAGAAGCGGGCGGCTTTCCACCGACTGCAGCACCAGATGGGGCGCTGCCTGTCCGCGCGGCGGGGTGTCGTAAAGACGGCTCCCGCCGAGAAGCCCGGTCAAGGTTCCGTCCTGCTCCAGACAGGTGAACAGTCCGGCCCGCAAGACCGATTGAAGCTGGGCGCCGCTCATGTCCCCTCCTCCTCGGCAAGACACTGCAGCACGCGCCGCCGTCCGTCCGGGTCATGGGCCGCCAGAATGCGGAAGGCCCTGGTGCCGGATATCAGGCTCCAGCCCCCGGCGACATCCTCCCGGTAGCGCAGCGTGATGCGGTGCGTGGCGGCGCTTTCCAGCCGGTCCATCACCTCCCGCTCGCGCTGGCTGACAAGGTGCAGCTGCGCAAAATCTGACCCGGCACTCACAAGCACCACGGAGACCGCGCCGTCCGGGGTGTCCGTGCGCACCGGCTGATGCAGCTCCACCGCCAGGTTGAACGCCCCCGCGCCCATGGAACGGGAGCTCACAGCAAGGGCACCCGTGTTGCGGCGAGCAAGCGGTCGACGCCGAAGGGCAAGATGCCTTCAACGGCCTCTCCTCCGGCCTCGCGGTGCTCGTACCAGTGGGCGGCCAGCAGCCGGATCGCCTGCCGCAAATCGGCTGGAACATCCGCGGCGTGCGGGCCATATCCGGCGGTGAAGTCGACCTCCACCCCGATCATGGCGCTCAGCGATGGTCCGGCGCCAGGTTTGACCCTCAGCCTTGCCGGTTCTGAGGACCGGTCGAGCCGGTAGCCATCGGCGGGCAGCAGCTGCCCCACGCCCCCGGCATCGAACACGAGGATCTGATCGACGGCGGCAACGGGCGCAACGGGAAACCGCACGACCCGCCCCGGCGGCCAGGCGTCGAGATAAAGCCGCCAGCCCTGCGAGATAAGCGCGCGTCTGGTGGTGCGTTCCACATGCTTGCGGGCACTGGTGATGAGATCGCCAAGCAGGGCATCCTCTGCATTTGAGACAAGCCGCAAATGGGCTTTCATCTCGGCAACGGAGACGGGCTCGGTGGCTGGCGCGGTGATGAGACTGGACGTCATGGCCCCCTCTTGAAAAAAGAAGCGCCGGAAACCTGAAAGGTCGCCGGCGCCAGGTGGGGAGGAATGGCAGGACGCAAGAGGGATTGCGTCCCGTTGATAAGGACCCGGCCCGGAGGTGAATGTGAGCGCCGGGCCTTGAAAGGACGATGGGCTAGCTGGAGAAGGTCAGCAGCTTGATGGCGTCGAAATCCTGCACGCCGCCGCCCACGCGCTTGGTCGTGTAGAAAAGCACATAGGGTTTGGCCGAGTAGGGATCGCGCAGCAGACGCACCCCCATCCGGTCCACGACCAGATAGCCGCGGCGGAAGTCGCCAAAGGCAATCGCCGGGGCATCGGCCGCGATATCCGGCATGTCCTCGGCTTCGGTGACGGGAAAGTTCATCAAGGTCGACGGCGCGCCCGCGCTTGCCGGGGGCTGCCACAGGTAGTTGCCGTCGGCGTCCTTCAGCTTGCGGATCGCGCCTTGGGTCTTGCGGTTCATGACGAAGCGCGCGTTTTGCCGGTAGCCGCTCTTGAGCGTGTAGATCAGATCGATGAGCGTGTCGGAGGGGGCACTGGCCGGGAACGCCCCGGCTGCACCGGTTGCCACCGTGCCAAGCGAGCCCCACGCCCAGCTGGCTTCCTCAACGCGCGGCACCGACAGGAACCCGGCCGGCTTGTTGACCCCGTCGCCGGTGACGAAGGCCTTGCCCTCCTGTTCGGCGAAGGCGGTTTCCACTTCCTCGGCGATCCAGGCGTCCATGTCGACGGCCGCATCGTCGAGAAGCGACGCGGTGGCGGCGGGCATGGCGTAGAGCTCCATCGCCGGGAAGGTCAGCTCGGCGAGCTGCGGACTTGCCGTCTCGGGCCGCGCCGCCGTCTCCGCCACCCAGCCCGACTGGGGGCCAGAGACCGCGAACGGCTTCTTGTAGGCGGAGGAAGACACCTGCCGGTTTCCGGCAATCGCCCGGATGGGCGAAACATCGGCCATGCGGCGCAGGATTTCGGTCTCGGTCTGTTCGGGTACCAGATAGCCGCCATCGGCGTCCGAGCCCGCCGACAGCGCCTTCACCTCCAGCGGGCGCAGGTGGGTTTCGCGGCCCGAGCGCAGGTAGGTTTCAAACGCGGCCTTGTGTTCCAGAACCTGCGCGCCCGCCCCCCGGCCCCCGTCCGCCGACAGCGCCGGGCGGCGTGCCTTGAGCGTGAGATCGTCAAGCCGCTGCCTGGTCGCGTCCAGCGCCGCGTCCAGCCGGTCCAGCTTGTCCAGGGTGAGGACATCCGCGCTGCCCCGCCGCTCGATTTCTTCCAGCCGTGCATCGTTGGTCTGGCGGTAGGCTTCAAAGGCGCGGAAGAACATGTCGAAACTGCGGGCAACGTCGTCTCCCCCCGGCGCTGCGGGCGCCGCGCCAACGCCGGGCTGCCCCATGGAGGGGCCGGGCCTGTCTGCCATGCCCGGGATGTTCGCTTTCGTTTCGAACAGGATGCCGTCCTGCGGTGTTTCAAAATCTGCCATCTTGGCCACTCCTTCATTCAGGTGCTTCTGGCACTCAGGTTTTTCTGGCATTCAGGTGGTGCTGGCCGGGGGCTGAACTGCCCCGGCCGCGCCTTGATCTGCGGTTCATCCGATGAAGCGGATGCGGGCCCGCTCGGCCTGCGGAAAGGTCACAAGCGAGATTTCCCAAAGGTCGATGTCCTGCAGCAGGCGCTCGCGGCCGGTGGACGAGCGCAGCGCCCGCCTGGCGCGGAACCCGATGGACAGGCCCGTCAGCGCCCCGGCCGCAATCAACAGCGCGGCCTCCCGGCCCCGTTCCAGCCCCGTCAGCAGCCGGCCGCGCACCCGCAGGCCCACCCTGTCCTCAACCAGCGTGTCCCAGCGGCCGACCGGCGTTGCCGGATCGTGCTGCCAGAGCATGGCAATGCCGCCGGGCCCGCGCGCGGAAAGGCATCTCCTGAAGGCGCCGGACAGGACCCTGTCACCGGCCCCGTCCCGGTCGCCGAAGATGCTGGCATAGCCTTCGATCACCGCGCCTGCGCTCAT